ATAATAGCTTTACTTGTTGCATAACCATCTTTATCAAATTCTTTAGCCATTTCAATTTTTGTAGAAGCTCCCATTACAGAATCTACTACGATTGTTACCAATCTATCTTTGTTTGATTCACGAATCTTTACAACTATACTCTCGATAGCTTCGAAAATGTCTTCAATTGTTTCGAGTGGAACATATAACATCTTATTCAGATCAAGTCCAATTGCCTCTAAAAACTCTCTACTTATTGCATTTTCGGTGTCTATATAAACAGCTAGCCCTCCTTGTTGTTGACAACTTGCAAGTGCATGTGCTGCTAATAATGATTTTCCTGATGCTTCTAATCCTGTAATTTCAGTAATTCTACCGACAGGAAAACCACCTTCCTTACGATTTGAAATTGCAAGATCAAGCATAGATGAACCGCTCTCAACCCAACCTTTGACTTCACTTGGAGCCTTAGTATCTCCATCCAAGAAGAATGCCGTTTGGTATCCTGTATTCTTGAACTTCTTATTAAGACTATCCGCTAACTCAACTGCTAAGTCATCCGCTAGTTCACTCTTTGTTTTTGATTTTGCCATAAATGTAACCCTAATTATTCGTTAAATAAATCGTCAAATGCAGCAGATACATCATCTACCTTATTGACCCCAGCTGGAACCTTTTCTTCTTTCTTTGGTGCTTCTGCAACTGGCCTTGCATCTGTTGAAGAACCTGTATCACTATCTGGATTCAGCCATTCTTCCAATGCAGCTTTAAGATCATCATATGATGGCTCTTTGAAGATATCATCTAAATTAGATTGATTGTTTGCAGCTTGTTCTGCAACATTCTTATCTTCTGTCATTGGAGTAACGTTTGGCTTTACTCTAATAGTTGTTTTTGGAAATGCTCCTGCCTCTGCTGGAGTGAATTCAACTAAAATGTCTCTTCCACCCATTGGATCAGAAATATCACCATAGTCTGGATCTGAAATAATACCTAACAATTCAGTATATACTTGTTTTCCAAAACCCCAAAATTTAACACCTTCAGATTCTGCACCTCTTACAAGGATAGGAACATATGTTCTCATTTTAGGTTCCATCTTCTTACCTAACTTCCACTCATCTGAATTACCTGATGCTTTAAGTTTTTCACAAAACTCAACAACTGGATCTGGTTTTCCGTTTGTAATTGGTGAAAGGTAATTTTTCTTACCTAAATCATAATGAAAATAAAGTTCTCTGAAAGGATTACTTCTGTCGTGCTGATAAGGCACAATTCTTACAATTTGTTTACCTGGTTCAGGTCTCCATAAATTGTTTCGGCGGGTGCCGGTCGTTTGTAGTTGATTAAGTTTTGCCTTAATCGCGTTTAAATCAATTGCCATTTTTTTCTCCTATTTTTTAATGGTTAATAATTATTTATTAATATAACAACTTTTATTCATTTATCCTAATGATTATCGAAAAAAGTTGCAAAAAAGTTTTTATTTGTTATTTTCTAGTTTTGAGTTTAATTATGGCTAAACTCTAATCCTTTTATTTAATATAAATATAATGAAAATATTTTTAATATCCTAATTATAAATCAATTCTTTTGTGTAAATCTAAATGTATATGTCTTACATCATCACCATCTGTCAATAATAATGAATTTGAATAATTTTCCCATTGGATAATAAATTTCTTATCTAATATACCATTGTTTACTTTTTTAATTATTGCATTTAATGCATTAACTGTATATAATGTATTTGTTTCTTTCTTTCTATGAATCATAATTGTATTAGGCGTCTTGCCGTAATCATCTGGTTGAACATTATATGTAACATATAGTTCTGATGATTTATCTGCATTTGAAAACACAAACAATCTTTTTTCTGATATTGTGTATGACTTTTGAACATAGTCTACTATTAGATCTAAATCCTTTCTATGTGCAAATGTGCATAATAATTGTGTTCTCACATCCTTCTCCTATCCTATTTTTTCAGCTTCTGCGCCAAATTTACCTATTGGTCGACCGGAATGAGCCATTCCTACTGTATGTGCTCCCTGAGTTCCTCCTCCACAAACACATTCATCTGTTGGCACAAACCATACTTTCTGCACACCTGGAACATAAAATATTACTCCCTGGCCTCCTCCATCTGCAATACCATCTCGTTTCATTTCAATATCTAATTCGGTTTGTATCTTCATTAATGCATCATAATCATTTTCAACACCGCCATATTTTGTATTTAATGCTTCTATTACTCCATCTTTTACCATTCCATCACTATATACTGTAGTTAATGCAAATTCATTTTCAGAATTACCTCTTAATACAGGACTCAATGTTCTTGCCAATTTACTCTTACTAAAGGTTTTCATACCTAATCTAATGTAAGTGTTTCTATTTTTTAATTCTTTAACATGCCATCCATCGCCATTAATATTGACATCATGCGGAGCATTAGCACCTCCTAATTCTCCTTGATCAAATAAAAATGGTATCAAATATTCTCCTCTGCCCATTTCAGTACCTTTCGAACCTCCTCTTGCTGTGCCTATATCTGCTAATCCGTAAAATTCTTTTGGCACATCCCAGCCTGATTCTCCTCCACCTGATGGAATTTTAGTTAAACTAAATAACCATTTTGCTAATGATTTTGGATCTGCACTATAAAGTTCATCTAAAACTTCATCTATATATTTTGCTGTATATGTAGCTGAAGTTATATCATATAATGTAAAATATAGTTTTTGTAATTTTCTATCTGGAATTATTCCTTCTACAGTATCTAACCATTGTTGCCAATGATCTTCATCTGCAAATTGTCCAATTTTACGTTTATCCTTTCCAAGTAAATTTTTTCCAGATTTGTTTTTTATTTGTCTAGACATTGGATTAAAATCTTTTTTCTTCATATCCTTTTCAAGATATCCAGTAATCTTTTCAATTTCAGCTTTATTTAATTGATATTTTTTATCACCAATCTTAACTAATGCCTCTCTTATATTAACTACTTCTTCATCTTCTACTGGTTTAGCATCGTGAAATGCTTGATCTAATTGATCTACTTCATCCATTAAATCTGGACCAGCTGGCTCTTCTCCTAGTTCTCCATCGATTCCATAACCACATGTCCCTTCATCAACAAACACAGATCCGTTCAATCCATTCTCTTCTAGAACTTCATGTAGAACATCCATCTCTTGTGTTGAATACGGCGCAGTTGCATAACCTTTTGGTAACCTGTAAAACCACTCTTTTATAATCGATTCTCTATCCATTGACAAACCTTTTTAATAAATATCAAGAAAGCCGCGAAGTCATGTCTTTCATGGCATGGTAATTAACACCTGCTTTAGTTTTAACCGGGAAGCGGCTAGCTTGGCTCATAACATCACGTAACTTTAATAATAATTCTTTACCATCTTTCATATCATAATCAAATAACAAAGAATCATAAGTGTAAAGGATGATATTTGTATTATACTCACTTAACAAATCATTTACATTGTTTAAGACATGTAAATTATATTCTGTTTCTGATGCTTGCAGTAGATAATTGAATAATTTGTTAGGATTCATATCATGTAAACAATTTTTATATAATGGTCGTTTCATTTTAGGAGTCGCTACTAATCCATTTTCTTTAAAGTTAGACCATAACTGTTTAATGAAAGATTTAGTTTTTCCGAAAAATGGAATTTCTGCAAAATCTTTATCTATTCCGCCATACAATAACCTAAATGTTATTTTTTTACTTTGTTCATATTGATCTTTAGATAATTTATCTACGCCAAAATACTGTTTACCAAAATATTCATGAACACTGCCTTCTGGCAAATCATAATCTATAATATCTGCAATCAGTCTAGGGTGATATGCATCGAAGTCCATTTCAATTAACATTCCTTGTTCAAATCTAGATACAAATGATTCTCTACAACCATCTTCTTTATTTAATGCTGCATAATTTACTCCGCCAAACTTGTTACTTGGTCTACCGGTAGTTGTCCATATATTATATTCTGTATAAGCTATATTTTTAGATATTCCATTTGCTTTGAAATGTTCTACAAACTTATTATAATCAACTTGTATACCTGTTCTTTCTATACATGCAAAGTTATCTGTTACTAATTGTTCATATTCTTCAAAGGCAGTTGTCTTATCAAATGTTTTGTAATACTCCATAAACTTGTCTTTCATCTCATCACATCTTTCAATATGTTTCATGATAGGTAACCAGTTATGTGTATTTGTTTCATTGTGCCACCACCTATTCCAGGCATCGTGAGCTGATGTATTTGATTCATCTAATGGCAACATTTTATGATTCTGCCACCATGCAACCATATCAGCATCATAACACTTTATCGAACTAAATTTAGTAAAGCGTTTCTTAGCTAATACATATATATCTCTATCACTTGTAAGGGTGTTAAGAAGTTCTATATTTAGGTTAAAACAATCTTTATGGTGGAATGGTATAATAAACTGTTTATCGTCATCTATACAATATATATAAATAAAGCTTATTGTATTATTCATAAAATGTTGATATGGATCTGAATACATTGGTATCCATAACGAATTATTAGTCTTTAATAATTCTCGAACTTGTCCTAAATCTTTTTCTTTCTCAATCAACATGTTATTTAATATAAGAAAAAAAATTTAACTATCAAAATTATTCTGGCACTTTATGTTTGTTCTTATGGAATTCGTCAAGGTCTGTTAAATATTGGTCTAATCTTTTTATGCCTTGATTAAGTTCTGCATATGATATAACTCGTGTATTTGCAGTACGTACATCGTTTATAGGACCGTCTATTGTCCATTTTAATTTTATAACATTATATAATTTACTATCAATGCCGGGTTTATTGTCAGTATTCCTACGGTCAAATTCATCTGCATTTATTTCTGTTATATTATCTATATCATTAATTTTTTGTGCAATGAATCTTGTTATAAATCCAACATCATATTCTTCTTGTGATGGATTAGGATAAAAATATGGAGGCGAATAATGGTTATTAAATCGCTTCTCGGTTAATCTAAAATATTGACTATTATTTGCTGATATGTCTCCTGTTTCATTTCCATCATTATCTAATACCTTAGCAACTGCTCCTTGATCTACAAAATCAATTAATGGTCTACTTTGTTCTGGATAATACTTTGCTTCGGAATATACCGCATCATTAGGATATGTATGATATAGTCCTACATATTCTTCTAATGTATCTGCATACATATATTTTTTACCTTCAGTATATAATCCTCCACGTATTTGTGATGGTGGAGTATATACTGGTTTTTTTATAAATTCTATCATCTTATTCTCGCTAATGCTTTAACGGTTGTAGTCCAATCGTTGCCAGATATTTTATGTTCATATTCTGTTATGGTAAATACTACTTTTGCACCTCCCCCAGATTTTTTATATCGTGCAGGTAAATAATTTGTAGCAATTGTATCACCAAATCTGAATCCTTCTACGCCATCTAATGTACATTCAAATTCTAATGGAAATGGTGTTTGACTCCAATCATTACCATCATTATATTGTCCGGTTTTAGCACGTTCTTCTTTAGTCAATTCACTCACTAATGCCTTAATTGCTGCTTTTGCTTTACTTACAGATGCAGTATCAAAATCACTATCAGCCAAACCTTTTCTTGCATTTGTCTGTTGTTCACTAACCGACTGTGGTGGCTCATCTTGTTCTTCGTCCTCTTTTTCTGCTATCACATTTCCTGCCGATTCTTCTTCACTTGTAGTACCAGGAGCTCCTCCAAATGCCTTTGCTTGAATATCTTTAGGAACTTTTGCAGATAAACTCAATTCTCTAATTCCATTACTCCCTCCTACAGGATCAAGCATTAAAGGAGTAACTCCTCCACCTGTACCTGGACATCTTCTATTAACGATCCATATTGATCCGGGGTCATCTTCATCTTGATCTAAATATAAGTCCCATGCGCCGCCACTACATTCTCGTATAGATGCAAATAGTTTTTTCATTACTCTATTTAATGGCATGCCACCTTTAGTTTTTTCGCCTTCTTCTTCTTTATTTTTTGATTGTTTTGCTTCTTCATCAAATGATGATTGGATTCCACGTAACAAATCTCTTTGTATTAATATTTTAGATGGCGAATCTTGATCTCCAGACATCCTAGGAACGTTATCAAAATCATCTATCATTAATGAATTAGGAAACCATCCTCCATCCGAATATTTATTTTCTGCTCCACCACTATGCGGAAATAACATTGCAACTGGATCTGGACTCCATACTTTGCCTGATGGAAATTTAAGTTGTACATTTGAGTATCCAGACTTGAATTTCATTTCATAGGCCTGCGGCTTCATCGATTTCAACATATATTTATTGATCATGTTTACTACTGCACCTAACTGTATATACTGTAGATAATCAGATGAAAACCATCCTCCTTTCATTTTAGTAGCTGCATTATATTCTTCAGGCGCCTTCAATACTCCAAAATATCCTGTGCCGTCTTTTAGTGGACCAGATGTTCCATGTCCAGGATCAAACCCCCGAGAATTAGTAGTATTTGTTGCTAATTGAATAGAATATTCTATCCAATCAAATAAATTTCCTACTTTTGTTTTATCATTTGTTCCATTATAATTTGTTATAAACTCTTTAGGTTGAAATTTTCCTTGAGAATTAATTTCTTGTTGTTCATATGTCCCACCTTTTCCTACTGCTTTGAATGAACAATCAAAATAATTTTCTTTTGTTATTTTGAATGAATAATCAAATACTCTGAATGAGTGTGATCCAGCACCTCCTGGCTGTTCTGGTCCTACATATCCATATGATATTTTTACTTCACTTCCTGGAACTAATAATGCCGCTTCTGCAGCTTCGAATGATGGTAAATCAAAACATGTAAATGAAACTTCAGCATTACGTAATGACCCAGCATCTCCTTTCAACGCAACCTTTACTTCTTTAAGAATGGGCGCTGGACGACCTGTGCCATTTGGATTATATGTACTCTCCATATCAGATGCTCCAACAGGTAAACTAAATCCTCCGCCAGATACTGTTACATATGCATTATTACGTATACGTCCTCCGGTCGGTAATCCTACTTTTGCTTGCCTGTAAAAAAAATCTGCCATTATTTATTTTCCTCTACTTCTCGTAACTTAGTTGTCAACCCTGTTATTGGAAATGGTATACGTAATTGTATTCCGGGTTCGACATGTAACGTCCCTTTTCCTAAATTATTTGCCTTTGCAATTACCCACCAATATCTTGGATCTTCATAAAATTCATTTGATAAAACATCTAATCGATCTAAATCACGTGATATAATATATAAATCTGTTGGTAGTTTAGGAAACTTTGGATATTGTGTTGTTTTATAACAGTCTTTATTTTTATGTACCTTTGTTGCTGAATATCTATTTACTGACATAATCTATCTCCTATATATTTTGATATACTTTTGTTTTAGATGTTGGTTTATCTCCTAACACTGTAAATGATATTGATACATTCGTATACATTGGTGCTTGATGGCCATCATCAATTTCCCATGGTGTTTCATTATCCCAATCATATGATAGATCTGTTATAATCATATCCTTGTTGTTATACATATCCCCTATAGTAACTTTAACTGTCTGACCATGGAAGCCTGAACTACCATATACTGGATATGTTTTTTGTGCTAACTTTTGCAATTTGCCCCATATTGCAGCACGATCGCCTTTTTTCATTATTGGAACTATAAAATCTGTACTTATTGTTCTCTCAAAACTTTCATATAAATATCTAGAATCGGCTCTTCCTTGGTCTGCCTGTCCATTCCAGCCTGGAGCAAATGCATCATTTAATGACCCTAAATATGCTTTGAATTTAATTCCGCCGATTACAAATTTAATAAGACTATCATCTATACTTTCATCTATTTGATCAATTTTTTTGCCGGCCCAACCTATTTGTTTTTCTTGGGACTTTCCTTGCGTTCTAAAATCAAAATGATTGGTTTGTTTTCCTTTTGGAGGAATTCTGCCTGATGGTATCGCGCCATATGCCATTCTTTTGTAATCATCAATTGCAGGTCCTTCTTCTCTTTCATTGATACCACCGCCCGGTAATACATCTCCTCTGCCACCTCTATCTGGTGCTACTTGTGGCCATTCGGTATATTTATTTTTTAATGAATTTTCTGCATTATCGGCATCAGATGTTGTAGTAGCTCCGCTTTGTTTTCCGTTACTATTTTGTCCCTTTGATTTTATATAAGCTTCTTCATTAGTATATTTAGTTTCATATGAATCTGGCTCAGGACCGACCTTTTGCTTTGCTGTATCAGGTGCGAATTTTGAACTATCTCTTTTGTTAAGACTTTCGGCTTCATCATCTAAAGTTTCGATAAGTTTAGTTCCACTTTCGCCTCTTGTTTTTTCATAGTTACCTTTGCCATAAAACCATCGATGATATCCCGGGCCGTCTGTATACCATGTATCTAATGATAATCCTGTTTCTTTTTGTTTTTTGAAAGTGCTATCTTGGTATCTATTAATACTAGTACTTCCAATACCTAATATTGATTGAGGTCCAGTTTTTCCAGATAATAATTCAATTTCTGTTTTTCCTCCAATTCCTAATGCTTTAGCTATTTTACTTAATGGACTAGGCGATGGAGCATCATCTCCCATTAAATCATTTGTCAATTTAACTAATCTGTTGTTAGAAATTCTTTCATCGCCGTCTCGTTTAAGTATTACATCCTCATAGTTATGTGGATCGCCTGGCAAATCTACTGGTAGTAAACCACTCCTTCTAACATGTAAGCCAGCCAAGTTTGCAATAGGATTAAGCATTGTGTTAATAGGTGTCCATAATTTTGGACTATTCTTTCCTATAGGTTTTCTTGTTCCACCATCTACGCCTTCTACATTAGGATTCATTAATTGATATCCTACTTGTCTTAATGCATATCCAATACCTCGAGGAGAGATTAGAAACTTAGCCAATCTTGCTGTATCAATCAATGCTCTTTCACCGGCCATTAAAATACCGCCACGTGGTATATCAAATGTAGATGATATTTTTCCAGCTGTTGTATTTCCTAGTCCCCATCGTTGTGGGTCTGATGAACCTGCTCTTTGTATACCTCTTAATATGAAAGGTTGTTTTGCATATCCTGGATTTGGTGTAGCATCATCTCTCAAATTAAATTTATTGTACATATCATCAATTGGAGAATTAGCTGTATATGTATCTGCTAAACCTGCATCATTAAATTTAACTCCGTATTGATCTCCGTATTTAGAATCACCTGTATATCCTATTCTTGTTTTATCAAATTGATGTATTTGTCCTTCTGGGCCAATTGGAAACTTATATCCGGCTCCTAATTGTGCCTTTCTGCTAGATGTACCTGTATCAATAGTAAATGAATCCCCAGCAAATCTACTCACTGGTCCTAAAGCCGCTGCACCTCTATATTCATATCCTCCGGTTTCAACATATGGTATAGCCTCAAATCCTTTGAATTTAGTATCTGTTATACTTGTTGGAGGCTTATATGGACCTGGATTTTTTCCATAATATGATAAATCTGATTTCAAATCTACTAATGCCATTTCTTATCCTCTCCTAAATGAATCTGCTAATCTAGTCATTGCGCCTACTTTTTTACCATCCATATTAATTTCCATGTTTTGAATTGCATTTTTAACTTCATCCAATTTTGCTACTATCTCTGAATTTGGATCTGCTTCATCTCCGCCTCCTCCAAATAGACCTCCTAATAAACTACCCATCATCATTACTGGATTCATTTCAAATGTTGGTATAATTGGATTAAGAACTAAAACTGGTTTTGGTATTAATGCTGTCGCTGCTGCTCCGGCTACAATTGCACCTGTTATTGTTGCTCCTATAATAGGCATACTCATTGCTAATGCTGCTGTAAAGGCAGGTGCCATTCCTACTGCCATTGCTGCTGATATACCTATAGATAATTTTGCAACTGACTCTCCCGTTATTCCTACAATTTTTGCTTCTGGTGGATCTGGCATATCTCCTATAGCACCATCATTCATTTTTAATGCGCCTTTTGGAGCAAACATTGCATCATTTGCTTGACCAAATAAATCTGTTCCAGCTACAATCGTATCTTTATTATTAAATGATATAGCACCTTCAGGACCAAATAATACTCTTGAACCATATCCACTACCACCAGATGGCGATGACATAACATCATCTCCTTTACTCATTGAACCAATCAATCCTATCAATCCTGCTACTGCTGCAAATGCTAATGGAATACCTAAACCAAATGGTATCATACCAAATCCAGTAAATATTGCTGGAATTGCAGCTGCTATCGCTGCTCCTGCACTTGCCATCAATGGACCTATAGCTCCCATAGAAATTACATTGGCTATTGTTTTAGCAGTATTAATA